TGTTATCTTCACAATTTAAAATACTACCAACATATAGTCCTGTTTCTGTCGTTAAAAATTTCAAGTGGAGACCTCATGTAGTAGCAGACTTACAGAAAGCTAAGCAAGAATCTCTAACTAAAAAACTAGAACACACAGTCAGAGAGATATGGATTGAACCTACTATCGAAGACTTAGATGTATTCTATAATAAATATATTAGTGAAGCAAATCATAACAACCCTCTCGCATTTGATATTGAAACAGCAGAAGGCTCTATCGTATGCATAGGCTTTGCACCTACACCTAACACTACAATCGTAGTACCTTTTCGTGACAAGACTACCGACACTCAAAACTATTGGAACGCAGCTGATGAGATCACTGCCTGGAAATGGGTGAAAGATATTCTTGAGAACGATAAGATAGTTAAGGTTGCACAGAATCAATTATATGATGTGTCATGGTTAGCACACAAACAAAAGATACATGTTAAAGGTATCATACATGATACCATGCACGCACAACATTCACTGCAACCAGAACAAGAAAAAGGTTTAGGTTTCTTAGGCTCTATATACACCAACGAGAGTGCTTGGAAAACCCTAGCCAAGTTTTCAAAGAGTACCAAAGCAGATGAGTAAACATGAAACGATCAGAGTTATTCTCGGTAAAGCCAATGCCAGAGGATTCAGTAGATATAGCAAACCATTACAACTTATGGCGAGCCGTATTAGATCAAGCTGTTCAAGACTATGCATACAAGGGCAAGTCCAAAGATGGTTTGAAATACAAAGAAGAAGTCGAGAAGTGGTTGAAGTATAAGTACGACGAATTTAAATTCGTATGTGACTTAGCAGCAGTCGATCACCAACGAGCAAGAAAAGAGTTTGATAAATATAAGGAGGGAGAATATGACAACAACAGGGAGAAGTTCCGAGTTACTAAAAAAAGCAAGTGAACTTGTCAACGGAGACAGACAAGTAGACTACGGAGATAAATTAATTAACCATGTTAACATAGCAAATCTATGGTCAGCATACACTAACTTTCAGATAAACCCACATGACGTAGCAGTTATGATGTGTCTATTAAAGATAGCAAGACTGAAGCAAGGATCTCGAACAGAAGATACTTACCTGGATGCCTCAGCTTATATGGCAATCGCTCGTGAAATAGGAGAACGAGTGGACGAAATACATAAGAAAAATTTGGAGAGAGAAAATGGCGAGGATAATAAAGAACACAGAGATTAAGAATTTAAAACTTAATGATGAACAAACTCTATGGGTTTATTGTGGATTAGACTGTACACTTACTACTGAAATTTGGAATAAACTTTCACCACAACTAGACAACTATACTAAATCGACATACGAATTTGAGAGAGCAAGCTTAGGTCCTGCTATCTCTATGGTACTACGTGGCTTACGCGTAGATGAAAGGGCAGTCACAATTATTCGTGCCCCCTTACAAAAGAAAAGATTACAATTAGCTAGGATGTTAAGTCTATTTGCTAATGCTGTATGGGATAAAGACCTTAACCATAACAGCCCAACACAACTCAAGTCCATGCTCTATGAGTACTTGAATCTTCCAGTACAAATTAAATACGACAAAGGGAAACAAAAAGTTTCTACTGATCGTGAAGCTTTAGAACATATGATAGAAGAGTATCCTCGTGCTCGTCCTTTCTGTAAAACTATTATTGCATTACGTGATATAGATAAACAGCTATCAGTCTTGGCTTCTAAACGTGATGAAGACGGACGTATACGTTGCTCATATAATGTAGCGGGTACAGAAACTGGCAGGTGGTCATCATCAGAAAGTCCCTGGAGAACAGGCACAAACTTACAGAATATTACAAAGGACTTGCGGGCTATGTTCATACCAGACAGAGGACGTACCATGTTCTATGCCGACTTACAAGCAGCTGAATCCAGGGCAACAGCCTACCTCTCAGGTGACGCAGGATATATCAACGCCGTTGAATCATCTGACCTACATACTGAGGTAGCTAAAATGGTTTGGCCTAACATGGGTTGGACAGAAGATAATGAACAGAACAGAACACTAGCAGAGCGACCTTACTACGGAAACTTTTCTTATCGTGATGTATGTAAGAGGGCTGGTCATGGTACTAACTATGGTGCGTCAGCTAATACAGTAGCAAGACATACAAAGATTAAGGTAGCACATGCTACAAGATTTCAACTCTTATACTTCGGTGGTGTTGTACCACTAGCCTCGTTAGAACGTTGGCATAAACAGGATAAGAAAGGGGGCTTCGACGAACTCATGGAACTAGGAGAAAAGATTGGATCGGGAACGCAAGTACTCGTGCGTGTAGCTGGGGCATTTCCTGGTATAAGAACATGGCACACAGAAGTTATTAAAGAACTACAATCAACAGGTAATTTAGTTACACCATTCGGTAGACGTAGACAATTTTGGGGTAGGTTAGATGATGAACACTATGCAAGAAAAGCCATAGCCTATCTTCCGCAATCTACTATCGGTGACTTACTTAACAAAGGATTATATAGAGTATGGTCTGAGTTGTTTCAAGAAGGTGTAGAAATATTAGGACAGGTGCATGATGCAGTCTTAGGTCAATGTCCTAATGATAAGGTAGACTATTTAATTCCTAAGGTAATTGATTGTTTAGAAAATCCTATTGAAGTTAAAGGTAAACAGATGGTGATACCTTCTGACGCAGAGGTAGGAGATTCCTGGAAAAATTTAAAGAAGTGGAGTTCTAATGCGTAAGAATACAGACTTTATTAAAGCATGTGTTAAGGCTACAACAGGTAGTCCAATACCAGATAGGTTCTCTACATGGACAGCAATTTCTGCTGTGGCTGGAGCACTAGGTCGTAAGTGTTGGTTGTCTATGACTAACTATGACATCAGACCTAACATGTTTGTTGTATTGGTTGCACCACCAGGTAGAAACAAATCAGTCTCGCTGATCTTGCCGTTCTCTAAAGTCTTTGCTAAACTTACTACACCTGTAGGTACAGAGGAAGACCATGATGAATTTAATAGTGGGTTAACTAGATATGGTTTAAAGAATTACCCATTACATATTATACAAGATAGAATTACTCCAGAAAAATTAGCAGTAGAAATGTCTAAGGTTACACGACTAGACTTACGTTGTGCTACACCTAAAGAAGATATGTTCTATGACTCATCACTTACATTATGTACATCAGAGTTTGGTACGTTCATGAATAGAAACCACCAATACTTACAGATGTTTATGACTGACATGTGGGATAGTAAAGATTCTTACAGTCATCAAATTAAAACAGGCTCATCACAATTTATTAAAGGTCCTTGTCTTAACTGGATAGCATGTGCTACACCTCAACAGTTTGTGGATAACTTACCAGAGGACGCGGCTTCACAAGGATTATTATCTAGGATACTACCTATCTACCATGAAGGTCACAGGATAGCACAAAGCTTACACCAGAAAAGGATTGATGATAGTATAGCCGAAGACTTAACTCATGACCTTAGCATGATAGCTAAAATGCATGGACAATTTGTATTTGATGCAGAAGTACATGATGAAGTCGAGAAAGATTTTCAAGAATATATACAACCAGAACCTACAGATCCTAACATGATCGAGTATAATCAACGTAGAGTATCCCACTTTATTAAGGTAGCTATGTCTATATCTGCCTCACGTAGAGGAACAAGGATAATTACAGGCAGTGATTGGGCTCTTACTAAAGAGATTATGTTTGATGTAGAGAAGAATATGCCTAAGGCATTAGAAGGTTTTGGTATGAGTAAGACTGGTAAAATTGCTCATGATATGAAAGGTTGGTTGGAGACTACTGTGTTTAACAATAACCGCTCTCACGTGCGTCTGAAGCTGTTTAAACGGCAACTTTTGAACAAGACTATGGCGCCCGGGGAGATAACACAGTACATCCAAGCTATGGAAGACTCTGGTTATATCCGTGTCGAATCTGAATTGGTATTCCTATGCAGAAAAGACGCAATATAATCCGAGGTCTACGTTGGGCGAAGGCTCTCGAGGATAAACCTAGATTCATCTCCTCTCCAAGAATCAAGGGTATCCAGAGAGCTGGGCTCATCTATGAAAATAGAATAGCTAACTACATCAAGGCTTTATATGGGGAGGAAGTACTACATGGACAGTGGTATGAGTATGAAGATAGACGTGGGCTAGGTTGGTGTCAACCTGACATTATAATACTGCCCAATAGCAGCCGCAAATTTCTCCTGGTTCTAGAGTGTAAACTTAAAGCAACTAGGAAAGCATGGGTTCAACTTAATTATTTGTATCGTCCTATACTTGAAAGGATTTATCCACAGGTAGAAATCAGAATGGTGCAGGTAGTAAAGAACCTGGATAAGAATTTAAAGTTAGATTTAGTTGAGACACTAGATGATGTCTTTTGTCAAGAGCAAAAGTTTGAATACTCGACATTATTTTTAAGGAACTTAACATGATTAATATAGACAACAGCTTCATAGTGTGGTATACTGGAAGCTTTCACACAACACAGATAAGGAAGACCAAATGACTGACAAACCAACGATTGATCTCGCACGAGACGACCTTCTTACTATATTCGGTAAAGAAGTTTTAAAAGATAGATACATGTTACCCAAAGAAAAATCTCCCCAGGAAGCTCTAGCTAGAACAGCCGCAGCTTTTGCAGACTCAGATGCCCATGCAAAAAGATTGTATGATTACTCATCTAAGTTATGGTTCATGTTTGCTACACCCGTGCTATCAAACGGAGGTACAGATAGAGGTCTACCTATATCATGCTTCTTAAATTATGTACCAGATTCTCGTGAAGGTTTATCCGAACACTATGCAGAAAACATTTGGTTGTCAAGTTCAGGCGGAGGTATTGGTGGTTACTGGGGTAACATAAGATCACAAGATCAATCAACAAGTAAAGGTAATAAGACGACAGGAGTTATACCTTTCATGCATGTAGTTGATAGTCAGATGGTTGCATTTAACCAGGGGGCAACAAGGCGTGGGAGCTATGCCAGCTATATGGATATATCTCACCCAGAAATTATTGAGTTCATTGAAATGCGTAAGCCTAGTGGTGGTGATGTGAATAGAAAGAATCTTAATCTACATCATGGGATAAATGTACCAGATAAATTCATGAAAGCATTAGAGAAAGATGAGATGTGGAAACTAATTGATCCACATAATAAAAAAGTTATAAGAGAAATTAAAGCTAGACAACTATGGATTAAAATATTAGAGACAAGAGTTTCAACAGGTGAACCATACATTATGTTTAGTGATACAGTTAATAAAGGATTACCAAAAGAATTAAAAGATAAAGGTTTAAAGGTACATCACTCCAACTTATGTAGTGAGATTACCCTGCCAACCAACGATGAACGTACTGCAGTATGTTGTTTGTCATCTGTTAACCTGGAATACTATGATGAATGGAAAGATGACCCACATTTTATTGATGACATCATGCGTATGTTAGATAATATACTTACATATTTTATTAAGAATGCCCCCTCTCATTTATGGAGAGCAGTAGCCTCAGCTAAAGCAGAACGATCTGTTGGTCTAGGTGCTATGGGTTTTCATTCATACCTACAAAGAAAAGGTATAGCTTTCAATAGCCCTATGTCTTTCGGTATTAATAAAAATATATTTAAACACCTACATGATAAAGCATTAGAATCTAATCTATCATTAGGTAAGACAAGAGGCGAGCCAAGTGACATGAAAGGAAGTGGTAAGAGATTCGCACACATGTTAGCTATTGCACCAAATGCAAGTAGTTCTATTATATGTGGTGGTGTATCTCCTAGCATAGAACCTTTAAGAGCCAACGCCTTTACACAAAAAACTATGAGTGGTTCTTTCTTAGTTAAGAATAAATACTTAGAAGAATTACTTGAATCAAAAGGAAAGAATACTAAAGATGTTTGGAAGACTATTATTTCTGATAGAGGATCTGTCGTTTCGCTCGACTTCCTCACGGCGCAAGAGAAAAATTTATTTAAAACCGCCATCGAAATTGATCAATCGTGGATTGTGGACTTGGCTGGCGAACGTCAAAAATATATTTGTCAAGCGCAATCGTTAAACTTATTCTTCCCACCAGATGTAAATGTTAGAAGATTAAATAACATACATAAACGTGCGTGGGAGAAAGGACTAAAGACTCTATACTACTGTCGCAGTGAGGCGATCAAGAGAGCAGAAAATATCTCTGTTAAAGTAGAGCGTAAAGTCAGAGAGGACAGCATAGAAGATGAAGAGTCATGTGCAATGTGTCAAGCATAATGCTTAGGCACTTAGATTTATTTAGTGGGCTCGGTGGATTTAGTTTAGGACTTGAGGCAACGGGAGGATTTGAAACAGTAGCGTTCTGTGATATAGAAAAATTCTCACGTAAAGTTTTAAAACAACACTGGCCTAATGTAAAAAGATATAAAGATATAAAGGAGTTAACATATGAGCAAATCAAAGAAGACACGCTTGCCCCCATTGACATTGTCACGGGAGGATATCCTTGCCAACCATTCTCCGTCGCAGGTAGCCAACTTGGTGAAAAAGATAAGAGACACCTCTGGCCAGACATGTTTAGGATTATCAAAGAATGTAAACCGACTTGGGTCATTGGAGAAAACGTTGGTGGACACATTAAACTCGGTCTCGACACCGTACTCCAGGACTTGGAGAGTGAAGGTTACACCGTTAGGGCGTTTAGTATTTCAGCTTCGAGCGTCGGCGCAAACCACCAAAGAGAACGAGTCTGGATTGTGGCTCACTCCGAGTGCAACACAAATAAGCACACGCTCAAAAGAGTCAATGGAAAAGAGAAAGAAATATCGAGAGAGTATAGGCAGAACAACGGTGACGCCAGGGAACTTAGCGGAACAGATTCAATATGGAAAAGCAGTGACGAACATGCCAATGTGGAGAACACCCGACGCGGCAGCTGGGGGATCGAATCTACCTGGGATACAGAAAGCACTGGACGAGGGTCACCTGAACAGGCCGAGTGGTCAACCAATACAGATAAGATTAGCGGATCAAGTGAGGGAGCCGAGACTGTGTCCGACTCCGACAGCGAGAGACTACAAGGACTCAGGTCCGAACAGCAACTACGAAAAAATGAGACAGAAAGGAAGATTAGCTGGGACGGCTGGTGGGAGTTTGAACCCGACGTGGGTCGAGTGGCTAATGGGATACCCAAAA